CGCTCTGAAGCGCCGACTGTAAAGTTTATGTGAGCGGCAGAGTCTGTGTCGTTGTTAATAAACCCAAATTGGCCGTTCTTTCTTTTGATAATGTCAGCAGATGTTGTACTAGCGCTTCCAACTTGCTGGGTTATGAAGCGAGTAATTGCAAAGTCGGTTGCAGTAGAGCCAGTGTTATAAATGTCAAAGTAGCGGCCACCCGTAACTGCGGCTGTTCCAATTTGGACATCTCCTGCGCTTGAGATGCGCATACGTTCTGTGTTGGCTGTTAAGAACTCTAATTGGCTTGTGGCGGCAGAGCCGCTGTTTCTTATGGTGCCTACTTGATTGTTTGTTGCGTCAGCAAATTTTAATTCACCATTTGTAAGTAAAACTTGGTCGCCATTCACAGTTAGCTTATTAGTAAGACTGGTGGCTCCTATACCGACATTGCCAGAGCTGTCGATGCGCATACGCTCTGTACCGCTAGAAGATACAGTTACACCATTAACTTGGCCGTTTACATCTAAGTAACCGCCTGCATAAGATATGCCACCTGCATCAGTCCCGCCACGAGCGAACGTGATAAGGTCGCCATCGGCGGCTTGTCGATGTACGGCAAATATTTCTGAGGAACTGTCCTTTAAAACTTTTGCACCGTAAGAGGTAGTTGCTGTACCAGTGGCTCCGAAAAGAATATTGCCAGAGCTGTCGATGCGCATACGCTCTTCACCAGCTGTTTGATCGCGAATTGCAAACCACGCTGTAGCTTGAATCTGCCAGTCTTGGTTGTTGTCGTCATCCTCAAAGGTAATGTATGGAGCGTTAGCCTTTAAATGGAGCAACGAGCTAGGCGACGCAACTCCTATACCGACATTGCCACCAGAAACTTGCATTGCAATACCATGAGTGGCATTTAAGGCACTGTTAAGTCCCTGAATCTGTGTAACACCGCTAGTGGTTTGAATTGCTAAAGCAGGGTCAGAGCTAGACTTCCTGAATAGCGCCGCATAGCCTGAACCATTGTCAGACTCTACTGATAAGCCAAATGAGGGCGACGAGGTTCCTATACCGACATTGCCTGAGCTTGAGATGCGCATACGCTCTGAATCAGTATTGTTCCTAAAGACTAAATCGCCAGAGCCGTCACTAAATATCTGTGCGTGTTGCGAGCCATTCTTATAAAACTTGAATGCACCGCCGCTAGTACCGTCAGCAATAAACGCTGTGTATGCGTTTCCATCAGCCGTCACAGTACCCGTTACGTCGATGCCTGTAGAGGTGGTGGCTAGTTTTTCTGCGTTGTCGTAATAAAGTTGAACAGAGCCATTCTCATTGAAAATAGCCATGTTTTCGCCGTTTACACCCTCAAGCTGAATATTTGTGGAAGCTCTAACAAAAAGACTTCCTGCGCCTGCTTCTTGAATAATGGAGCCAGCACTAGGGTCGTGAAAAATCTGTAGGTCAGAGCCAGCACCGAAAATAGCCTTGTCGTTGTCAGCAAACAAAATGTCATTGCCGTTAGTATCAAGATCACCGCCTAACTGTGGCGTAGTGTCTTCTACAAGTTCGTTAGTAGCGGCAACAGTACTGTCTACATACGCCTTAATTGACTGTTGAGTAGCCAATGCAGTAGCACTGTTTCCAGACATGTCGTCTTGGTCAAGAATGTCTGTAACTGTGACTGAACCTGTGCCAGACAGACCGTCAAACTCTACGTTACCGTTGACAGTAACAGCGGCAAAGGTTGGTGAATCAGTAGTAGCTACGCCTTGGTTCAAAGCTTTGACTGAGGCTTCGCTAGTCAACTCTGAGTCCATCAAGGCACCAGCGGCTGTAACATTAGTTGTGTCCGTTACGTCTGCAAGTGCTTCAATACCATCAAGTTTGCTGTGGTCAGCATCGGTAAATACATTGGAGTCTGTAGCGGCTTCTACTGCGGCTCTGATCTCAGCATTGGTTTGGTCGCCTGTAGCACCTGCTTCTATGCCGTCAAGCTTACTGTGATCTGCGTCAGTAAAGACGTTAGAGTCAGTAGCGGCTTCAACCAGTGTACGAATCTCTGCGGCTGTTTGGTCAGCAGTAGCACCAGCTTCAATACCGTCAAGCTTAGTACCGTCAGTAGCCACATCACGTCCGTCTACAGTACCGCCTACAGTAATGTTGCCTGTAGCAGAAACAGTAGTAGCAGAGACAGCGGCAGGAGTAGTACCACCAATGACAGTACCGTCGATAGTACCACCGTCGATGTCTGGAGTGTTTACGTCAGGTGATGTAAGAGTCTTATTAGTAAGTGTATCTGTGGTCGCTCGACCAACCAGTGTATCTGTTGATGTTGGAAGCGTCAGTGTGCCTGTGTTGCTAATGCTTGAAATAACAGGCGTAGTTAAGGTCTTGTTAGTTAGTGTTTGTGAGCCAGTCAAGGTTGTTACAGTGCTATCAATAGCAAAGGTAACGGCATTACCTAAGCCAGACGTATCAATACCAGTGCCGCCAGTAAACGTCATGGTCTCACTGTCTAGATCAATGCTTAACGCACCACCAGTGTCAGCTTGGAAATCAAAGTCCTGAGCAGTTACCTGAGCATCAATGTACGCTTTTACGGACTGTTGAGTTACGAGTGCTGTAGCGCTGTCTGAAGACAAGTCATCTTCATCAAGAATAGTTGTGACTGTTGCGCCAGAGGTTAGTGTAATACTATCGACATTGGCAGTCCCATCAATATAAAGGTCTTTAAACTGAAGGGAGGAAGTACCCAGATCAATATCATTAGTAGTAACAGGTACGATAGAGCCATCTTGAATACGAATCTGCTCGACTGCTGCACTAGAAACCTCTACATAAAAACCCCAACGATTATTGGTGCTATCTACTTCAATCTTGTTAAGAAAATCTAGGTCGCCAATTTTAAAGATGTTACCGCCTTGACCAGAAGAGCCGTCGTGACGGTGACCAGTAGAAGATGCTGAAGTGCTTGAATACGTAAAGGCATTAACTAACTGGTTATACTCATCATTAAACAATGAGGCCGTAATAGTATCGCCATCACTTAACGTACTTTGTCGAGTGTAATTCTGGGCCATGTTTATCTCCTACCTGATGGCATATAATCTATGTAAAGGCCATTGACTGCGTATGGCGCTTTAGTATCTGTACTTGTAATTCTAAAACTTACTGTGTTTCCGCTGCCTTCTACGGGCTGTCGAACCATTGGGTCGTTACTAGCGCCAAAGGTTGCTGTACCAAAAACAGCACTACCAAAGATTGCAGGAAGCGGCACAGAGTCCAGTGTGTAATCTGGAGGCTGTGGAATATCTGTGTCTTCGTAGTCAAAACGCATACGAAGTGTTGGCTGAATTTCACCTTCTGGGCTAAGAGACAACCGTGCATACTTAACTGTTTTACGTGTACCAATATCACCAAAGTCAAAGTTAGGTGTCTGATAAATAGCTTCTATGTTTGAAGAAACACCAGCGGGATTAAAGGCATTGCCTGTATCATGATTATAAATATATCCATCTTTATCACCATGAAAAGCTTTCTCAACTCCATTGTTGTCAAATCCCGTTGTAAGTCCCATTGCTTGAATGCCAAGCGTTTCAGACCATTCAAAGCCGTTAGCAGTAAACGTACCGATAATGCCTTTAGAAACAAGTGATCCTGATGTCACGTCTGTGTAAAACAAACGATACTGAGACTTAGAGCGCAGCACACAACTGTCAATAGTAAACTCGTTGATTGAATCTGCTATGGTTCCAACAATACTTTGAATCTGTCGAGATACAGAACTTAACTCAACGTCACCAATACGGGCTGTACCGGCAATAGTACGAATACCGTCAGGACTCAAAAACAAAAGGTCACCACCAATTTCTTGAATGCTGTACCCTGACAAACAACCTACGTTTTCTGTAATAGGGTCAATACGTATATTAGAAGAATCGTTAATGTTTATAAGCTTGTGAATGCTATTCTTAGCAAACACAATCAAATCAGTACGAAATCCGCGAATGCCTTGAACCTGATCTGATATGACTACTGAGCCAGCACCAGTACCTGTAAAGTTGTCGGGATCGTTATAGACACTGTAGTAAACTGTATTTAAATTATTTTCTACGCCTGCTGCAATAAGGTGGTGGTCATGATTGGTTATATATTTAACGCCATTAGTTCCATCTACTGTAATTTCAAACGCAAAGAATGTTCGAGTCGTTAGTGCGCCAGTACCTTCCATGCGGAACGAATAGGGCTTGTTAGCGCCGTCTGCAATGATTAACTCGCCATAGTCGTATGTCGCACCTTCAAAGATTGCAAACGAGCATTGGCCTTGGCCTGTACGTGTTAGGGCGCTGCGGCCTGTAAAAGCGGTATAGTTGTCACCACCACCAGCCACGCTGCTTCTATTAATTTGTAGCCACGTTGAGCCATCAAGACTAAAATGTATATCAGTACCTGAGCAGACAACCACACCGTCGCCATACACAAAAATCCCAAGAATGTCATTATCACTATTGGGACGAGTATCACCATATTGCGTAAAGCCATTAATGCGTCGATAGCCACCATCAGGATCTACCTCAAAGTTTCTAAGGCGTGTAGCAAGTCCGGGCTGTCGAAGCATTTCAAGCTGGTTGAGGTTAGTATTTAAACCACCTCTACATGAAACGCCAAAGGGCTGAGACATTTATACAAACCTCACGCGATCTGTTTTCATATAGTTAGGCGTTGAACTCATGAGGTTTCCTTTCATAAGCTTTAGGCCACGCTTATAATCTTCTAGTGCAAATGCTGCAGCTTGCGAGCTTTCTTTAAACTGATGAATATAGTATCTAGCTCTAGCAAGCAATACAGGCTTGTAAATATTTGGGAATACAATTTCATCCCCGTGTGCGCTTAGTTCTGTTGGCAAATTGTATGCAAAGAAATAAACGCGATAAACTTTATCTGGGATAGGGCTTAGTCCAAACTTACGGTTATCTGGGCTAATTATAACTTTGCGAGGCTCGCCATGATTTTGCGTGTCTGCATCGTCTTGGTTTTCTGCTGTACGTACAAAGTCTTTCCATTCTTCTGTAGTTGTAAACTTAAGGTTTTTACTTACATAAGGCGCTGTTTCATCTGTAACGCCAATTGTCGTTAAGTAAAAATTATCCCAATCAACGTAGCCATAGTCTGTTGTCAAACTAGACGACGTAGGCTTTAACAAATACCAACGTGTGCCTGCTACAGTTTCTACATACGTGTTGCCATAAAAAGGATCTGTAGAACCGCTTGTATCTACAGCAAGAAAAGGCCATTGAGGTTCTTCATTAACAATATCAAGATATGCTCTGTTTACACAGTCCTTAATATGTTGCTGAACACCAATAGCCCCAGCAAACGTCGAAGATGTAAGAGCTAC